TAGGTTAACTTCTAAATTAAATATCTTATCAACTTTACTTCTTTTCTCTTCCCAATTGCCCTCTATATTCTTAACAGGAATCCTTTGATTGTTTTCGTGTAGGTATATCTCAGGCGACTCAATTAACTCTAGTAACCAATTAAATTTATCAGCGTCAACCCAGTCAGACGTTAGTTTCATTTTAGGCTTTGAGGCTGTATAGTATTGAACTTTTTGTCTGTCACTTATTGAGTAATTAATTACACCTACAGACGATAGATTTTCAGGATTTTGTTTGAAGAACTTTCTCTCTATCTCTTCGCTTCTTTTACTCACCTTAGTAAAATTAAAGTAATCAAAGCCACCCAAAGAATTTAAAAACTCTAGTCTCCTCGTCTCATATCGACACTCTGTCTCAATATTAAAAAACATTTTTCTACTTTTTAATGCTGTTGAGAGTGCAAGTGCAACACTATAAGAAGTCGCTGAAGCTGAGATTATCGGTTGACTACCTGACAAGAACTCAGCCGCTGCTACGTTGTTAAGCGTTTGTGGTGATGCTGCGACACTAACGTGATGCTCTGTAACTGCTGTAGGTTTTCTTAACTCTGACGTAGATATGACCGCTCCTGTACTATCGTATTCGTCAATAATTACTCTGTCTATTGGATAGTTTGCATTATCATATAAAAAATATAAATAACCCTCGTCAGTTAATTCTAGATTAACATTTCTGTCGTCATTAGGTAGCAATATGTTAGGCTGATTAGTTAACCAATCTGAACGAGTAGCACCTGAACCTACAACATAGTCCTTAAATTTGTCTGTAACCTGCCAGTCGTAGAAGTTTAAAACGTTTCCTCTGTAGTTAGGTAAAGCACCGTTAAATACAATTAAGTCGTAAAAGTTAGCGTCTTCTAAAGGACTCGGAAAGCTTACTGTTTGATTTAAAGATTGTGTTAATGTGCCACCGTTATAATGTTCCCAACCAAAACGAATCTTAAACTGTCTCCACGATGCATCGTTATAATATTGAGGACCGTCAGAATTGTCGAACATTGCCTCCTGATTAGTTTGATTAATCTCGCTTAATATTGTTTGAACATATGACTCCATTACTCCATTCATATTTATTCGACCGAAACCGTCTGTTCTTATAGGTGTTTTTAATCTAGATAATAAAACAACGCCTGTTGTTTCGTATATATCAATAATATATTGAAAACCTTCATACCCTCTAGTTGTTGCGTCAGACTCTTTGACTACAATCTCAATAGGATTATAAACGGTTCTGTAATTCTGTGGTAAGTTGCTTACTGTAATGCTCATTTTTTCAAAATCTTTTTCATTCCTTTACTTACTTTTTTAGTAGTAACAATTCTAATATCTTTTTTAAACTCATTAAACGCAGGTCCTGTAAATGTTTCTTTCATACAGTCATCAAAGAAATAACGAGGTTTAATTCCCTTATGAGCTATTGACGCTCTGACAGCAAATTCGTTTAACCCTTTGCTTTTAGACCATTCTCTAATGTGACTTACTTTAGGACCTTTCTTAAAACTATAAGGCGAGTTAGGAGCTTTAATCTCCCAGGGTTCATTCATTCTCTTTCCACTCTTTCTAGTTCCTCCTATTCCTTTAACACCTTGATTGATATAGTCGTAATAGTCAGCCATATACAAAGTGGCTGTCATCTTTTGACCAAACATCTCAATAGGCATCCTTACAGAGTCTTTTAAACCGCCCTTATAAACAACACCTTTCTCGTCAATAGTTGCTTTTAAACAGTGAACCATCTCAGCCGCAATATTGCTCATCACTTCTCCCAATGTTGTAGGATTGTCAACAACCACCTCCTCTAATTGAGAAACGTCAAAAGAATTTATGTCGAAAGGACTTTCACTCATTATCTACGTTTTAATTTCTGCATTGATTCGCTGTGCTGCTGTCTTTCCATCTTTTGTTTGTCTGTGTAGTAAGCGACTACATTTAACGCTTTAATCACCTCCCAGGCGAGTATCTCGTCCCATTTGTCAACCCTGCTGTTTGTAAGGTTGTCTAACGTTGACCACCATCCCCAACGCTCATAGAATCCAGTTCCTTTTTTGACTCTCTCATTATCTTCTCCGCTTTCTCCATCAAAGAGGTTTTTATATCTGTTGTTAAGCTCGGTAAGTGATTGTAAAAAAAAACACCGATAGGATAAGCTATCGAGATTGGCATATTCTCAAGGAAGTTATCTGCTGTCTGCCTGACGACTTCTCCTGTAACTTCAACGTCTCTCCATCTAAACCGCTTCTTCTCAATTGGTCGGCATATCGTAGTTAGTATCTTATGAAGGTTGTTGAATATTACTTCTTGATTGTCTTGAGCGTCTTGCAATATTTCCATATTGTTAATATACTCACCAAATAAAAGTTTATTAGCGTTTAGCTTAAACTCATACCAATGAGGACCTATCTTAAATCTTTTGTTAACTAATGTTTCAGGGAGTTCAGTATTTAGAAAAGCTAATTTCTTTTTAATCTTATGGTACTGTTCTAAACTTATGTTTTTAATTACTTCTTTCTTTTCGCCTGTTAACACACATAAGATATTAATAACCCTTTCAATCTCACTCATTTCGGTGTTTATTACGGGTCTTAAATTAATATACTTTTGCAAAGTTATGTCGTTCCAAGATGTTGGTAGTGTAATCTCCATATTACTATATATAACAAATTTTTTAATATTTACAATAAACACAAAAAAAAAGAGGAGACGCTCTTTTGCCGACCTCCCCTTTTAAGTGGTTTAATTCAATACAAATATACAAAAAAAAAGCTACTCGTTAAAGTAGCTCTTCTTCTAATTTACAAAAAAAACATTTACAATCCTTTTTATGTTTCTTGTATGCTTTTAGTATTTTATCTCTCCAGTTTATTATTTTACCCACCTTTTAACTGCGTTTTTAAATTTATTATAATCTGTATATTTTTTTGACCTAATTCCTTTAGATAAATCTGACTCATCTTCTTGTTTAGGGTAGGTCATTGATTCATAGTATTTTACGCCTGTTGATAATGATATCTTTCTAACAGATGTGTTTTTATTTAAACTCACCCTTGTACCTGTTTCGATTTCTTTTAATATGTTTTGTAATTTATTCATTGTGTTTGTTTTATTTAATTACAATGCTAATATATAAATATATTTATAAACCACAAAACTTTTTTAAGTTTTTTTTTATTTTTTTTATCTCTTCTTTTCTCTTCTTATCTTATCTCTTCTTAATGCTTGAGTATTGCTTAAGCATTGCTTAAGTATTGCTTAAGGATTGCTCCCTCTGTTGAGAGCTTAAAAGTGTTTAATTTAGTCACTAATGACAAAATATTTATTTTACTTTTTTTTTAGTAATTATCGTATTGAATACCACCCTCGATTATGTTCTTTTAAATGTATCAATGCAACGTATCTCAACGCATCCATTAAGTGGTCTAAGCCGATTGGTTTTTGTAGGCTGTTACCGTTTTTGTCTGTCGCCCATTTATATGTCCTGAACTCTCTTTTTAGATTACTACTATTAACAACGTTTATGTTATAACGTTTAAGAATGTCAATTCCGTTTAGTATTGAGTCTCTACCTTTGACCGCAGGTTTTGCGTTTATGCCTAATCTATACAACTCTTCTATTGACTTAGGCTCAGCACTGTCACAGATAACCTCATCTCTATTGACAATAGGTTTAAGACGTTCAGCTAGGTCCTGATTAGTTAACCCTTTCTCGTAAACTATCTCTTTTAAATACAAATCTTTATCTCGTTTGTAAACAGCCAAACAAGCTGCAGGGTCTAAGCTATAACCGAAGTCTAATCCATACGCTACGAGTTTAACGTCAGGCATCCTGTCAACGTATCTAACATTTTCATATATCAACCCGCTTATATTACCGTATTCACCAAGACCGTATATCTTCCAAAACTCTTTGTCTGTTTGCTGTAGGTATTCTATTTCTTTTATTAGTGACTTAGGTAAGAATGAATTGTTTTTATAGTTAGATACTATTACCTCAACGTCTCCGACTTCATTAGAACGCTTAATCTCTAGCTCCTGATTAATCCATACTTGTTCATCGTCAGGGTTGAAGTCAATAAAGATTTTATTCTCTGTCCTCATTAACAACTGGAAGAACTCCTGTTTGTATTCTAATTCGTTTGCTTCATTACAGTATAATATATTCCTTTTAGCTCCTCTCAATTTCTGCTCGTCATCTGCTCCAATAAACTCAACTAATCTCTTTCCTACTCTGTATTGTTTCTTAGTCTTGTTGTGGTCAACTAAATTATACCAACCCTCAGCTTTCAATATATCTTCAAAGTCTCTGACAACTGTTCCGTCTAAGTTTGTCCTATACTTTCTTACTGTCGTCCATACACCCTCGTTGCAATATTGACCCTCTCCGTAATTGCCACTAATCAACCACAAAGCACATAATTGATTCAAAGACCAGGTCTTACTACTTCTAGTCCCTCCTCGATTAACTACGATTTTAGATTCGCTGTCATAGTTACGCTCAAATATCTCAGTCGCTTCCACGCTTTATATTGATATTAATATTGTGTACAGTCTGCTCTATCTCCTGCTTGTCAGGTGCGTTGAGTCCGAACATCTTTGCAATTGAATCGTATGCTCCTCTATAGTCAGAACCCTTCACCATTTCTTTTAATAAATAGAACTTCGCTTTCTGCTCTTTTGAGAGGTTTTCTTTTGCTGCTAAGTCCATAAGATACTCCCAGGATTTAATCATCTTAAAATAACCCTCAGCTACGTCCTTCCGTGTGATTTGAAAAGACTCAGCCTGTTGTGTTTGCAGTTCTTTTACCATTGTACTAATATTGTACTCTGCTAAGAGGTGACTCGCCTTTGTTGCAATAGTCTCTAACTTAGTGTTTTCTCTAACATCATAAGCTCGTCTATAAGCCTCTGAAGCGTTGCCTGTGTTAACATACTCTTCAGCAAATTTTCTTTGTTTAGGTGTTAGCTTTTTGCTCATACTTCTTAATTAAATCTCTAACCCATTTAGGCATCGTCTTTCTTTCTGCTGCTAATTTTAGCCGCTCTATCTCCCAGGAGCTTTTGAACTTTCCGTTTGTTTGTTCTATTATTTCCTCCTCTAAGGTTTTTATTAGTTCTAATATCGTCACTATTTAAAATCACATCTTTAATAAAATAATCGGGTAGTCTTCTCCACTTCTCTCTAGCCTCCATAAACCGCACAAAGAAGTTAACCGCTTCAGCTCCGTGAAGTTTCTTTTGCTCCTCAATCTCTTTGGGTGTTAGCCTCATATGTCAGCTAAGTCTTTTATATTAACTTTAAACTGTTTAATGTTTCCCTCTTTATAGTGGGAGACTAAAGCGTATTTGCTTTTTAGTTTTTTAATATAGACTTGCTTTCCGTTGTATGTAAGTCTTCGTTTCATCATTTCTGTGTTATAGTTCGTCTTCTCTATCCAGTTCATCTAAATTATATATATATGCTAATTCTAAAATATTAAAATCATAATTATCGTTTAATGTCATTGAAGACACTCCGTTAATATCAAACATCTCGTAAACTTCTCCGTTCATTTCTGAGTAATAGAATAGACCTTCTTCGTCTATAAAGTAGCCATAGCTAACCTTTCCCTTTCTTTCGAGTTTGTTTTCTGACATTCTTTTTAACTGTTTTCTTTTTTACTACTTTTTTTTCTGTTTCTTCTTGTCTTAACATCCAACCGTACAACTGCGACATTTGATTTTTTACGCAACTATTACAGGCCCAACTAATTCTTATGTCAGGGTTTATTTCTTTCAATATTGGTTCTAACTCACTCTTTAAAAAGTCTATTCCTATAGTTGATGGAAAAGCACTTGTTAACTTATATATTTTAATTACTTGTTTAGCGTTCATAATAATCGTCTTTCTATTATACGTAAAAATAACGAACTCGACAACACAATAGGATTAAAAGTTATAAAAAATACTATTATCGAAAGCCAAAACGTTAGGCAGAAACTACAGTTAAAAGGTTTGTAGTCTAATATATAAAGCATTGGACGAGCGTAATCTGTCCAGGCTGTTGTTAGTGTTATTATTAAAATTATCTCAACCATAAAATTCGTTTAATTGCCATTTTTGTTTAATTCTTTTTGATAACTCTTCTATTTTGAAATTAATAGTGGAGTTGCTTATTTTACTTTTTTCAGACAGACAAGACTTAATGCCTCTGCAAATTAATAACTGCTCAATAAGTATCTTATCTAATCCCGATAGTGAGTCCACTAATTCAATTAAGACCTCATCTTTAAAGCAAGTATTTGAGTAAGTGTCTATGTCTTTTAAGTCTTGAAAGTGAGCGGGTATATAATACTTTTTTTGATACTGTCCTCTCTCGTTTATTATTTGAAATAAACAAAGCTTATAGATATATTTTTTAATACTGTTCTCGCTATCTAATTGCAGAATAAAGTCTTCGCCCTTTTCTAATAAGAGTAAGAT